GCTTTCCTCCAAAAATGACAGAACATTTGATCTGCAACCCCGTAAGGTTTTGGCTCCTCAATATTAAAGCCCAAATGTTTTAACCATCTTATAGACAATTTATTTTCTGAGTAAACATAATTTTCAATCATACCGCCAGCTCTATCAATGCAATACTCTACCCATTCTCGCCCATGAAGGCATAATTGCCATCTATGATTTTTTGTTGCCGTTAATTTATCAGTTCCTAATAGCCAAATGTGATTACCCACCAGCCCCGTAATACCAATTGGATCTCCATCATCTCCTTCAATTGCCTGAATTACATCGCTGTATATATAACTTTTAAGACAGGCTTCTACTGGGCCTAATCCATGACTAAATCGAACTTCTGTTTTGTCCTGTTCTCTTAGGTTTTCACCAATGAAATACATATCATTAGGCTCCGCTTTTATCCATCTCATCTAATAGCCGCCGCCTTTCCAGTTACTAATGCAACCCACTCACAAGTAGAAAACTTACAAGGGTGAGGAGTATCATTCTGAATCTCCACCATGCACCTCTCACCTCTACTCATAATTGGAACATTGAATACTCCTTCAAAGAACCGTTCATCATCTTGTGTCCATCCATCTGGTAAAGCACTTCCTAATGCTGAATTTCTAGAACCTAAAACTGTTCCATCAAACTTATAAATCCCTGTATCTCTTCCCTCTGGAATGACATGAACTTCAAAATAATGTGATTCGTGATAACGAAGTTTTGCATTTCTAACTTGCGTCCTTTCTACATTTGCTGCTGCTTTTCCTCCTCCTATTTCCTTATAAAGTTTAAAACGAGTAAAACGGTATCTAAAGGTATAAGACTCTCCAAAATAAATCGGAGAACTACTCCAATTACCATCAGCAACAATTGTCGTCCCAGACGTTGCTGAACCGAGCAATACACCACCGTTTCCTGTTGTGCTAAATCCACTCCACGCTTCTGTTTTTGCCGCGATTGTGTAAGGCAATGTCCAAGTCGTCTTCTTTGTATTTGCGTCATAACTACCCGCTGAAACTCTCATTGAGGTTGGGGTTTCAGTGGTAGTTGAGATACGCCGATCCAATAGAAGAGGATATGGAGAGCCAACTTGAGGCTCTTGCATCCGATCCATGACCGAGATCTTTTCTAAATAAACCTTCGTTCCATATCGCAATAAACAATAAAGTGTTTCTCTTATTGCAAGTACCTGAAGGACTTCATCGGCCCCTGAAAATTCCCAATGACTCCAACTTGATTGAGCCCTTTGTGTTCCTTCTCCTGAATTACGGAAAAAGAACTTATAAACATAAATACGATCTTGATGACCAGTCTTACCACTTATCCCAAACATCACATTACTTGTATCGTTAACAGTCATCTTGAACATCTGGCTTGGAATATAAGCCGATACATAACCTGTTAAATCTGCTGCATCTGCTGTTAATGCAGTACCAGCTCCACGAACACTAAATTCTCTAAACTGTGACCATTCTCCGTTAGATTGTGCAAAGATAATACCCCCACCTGCTAGTTGTGGCCGGACATTTACATCAACTTCAAACTGAGTTAGAACCGTTATTTGTGCAGTCTTGGGAGTTAATATTGTCTCCGCAGCATTAAATCTAAATTGATATTGTGAACTGAATAATATTAATTCATCTTGATAAGGTACAGCATATTTAAGAATAGAAACTCTGTTATTACTTGCTATAACATCAATCGGATCAGTATCTAAAATTGTCGTTACTGTCTCAGGGAAAAATTCAAAGAAAGAACGAACACGACTCAATATGACGTTTTCATCAGACAAGAATCCAAGCCTGTTCTTATAAATAAAGATGTCATTAATTGGAAAACCTAAAAAGCTTGGATCTGGAGCTGTGTTGTAATCACCCGCTATTCGATTTCCCCACTTGGGCATCTCACTTCCTGATTGAGTGGTTCCGTCGGCAGGCCCAAAATAAAACTGACCATTCGATAATCTCACCAAAATGTGAGGCATTGTGTCTTCATCGACCTCGTATTCAACCCCTGGACTAACTGTTTCTACCCAAGCACCTTCTCCAAAAGTTCCACTCTTAGGTTTGAACTCAACGTAATAGCCATCAAAATCATTCCCTGGATCACCAATAATTGAAATCTGATAACCCTGCGGTGCAATCGTTGGAAGCTCGGTAAATGCCTGAACTTCATTTAAGAAAATTGCAATATCTTGATTAGCTTTTGCATCTGTAGCAGCCAATGTAATTGCACTTGAAGATGTCAAATGCAAAACAGAACCACTTCGAGTAATCGTTACTCCAGTTGCAGAAATATTTGTTTTTAAATTTTCAGCAATATCTTCTGAGCTAATCCTATTTTGCGTAACTGAACCACCACTAGAAATAACAGCAGCGACAGGAGTTGTAACTTCAGCAGAACTACCATTAACTGTCAATTTGTATTTATTCCCGTATGAAGCTCCCTTAATCCAGCACAAAGCTTCATGGGTAGTTGGTCTTGCCGTAGCTGGAGCTGTGGCAGTTTTCATTGCTGGAATTTTTTTCGTATTGGTTATGAACGTATAGTCAGCAATCGTTACAGCTCTTATATGCTGCCTTGCATCAGTAACAGTTGATAAATAACCAACTCCGCTTGGTTTGTTGACTGTCTTAGCAACTCCTTCAAGGTCGTAAACCTTTACGTCGTTGTTGCTTATAACTGCAAGATATTCTTCAGTATTATCCCTAAGAATACTATGGATGAAACTGTCTCCAAAACTGGTGCTAGAGACTTCTGCCAAGACTTCGCTAGAATCTCTTTTTCGTAAACCTTCGACGATGGACGACATTCCATTGATTTGTATCTCTCCTTGTGATGGATCTCTTTGAGCATCAGGCTGTTGCGAAACACCTTGAGATAGGTTTGGTATTGAATAGGAACGTAAAGCCATTAGAGTCTGATTCCAGTAGTTATACGGCGAGTGCTAAGACCCGAAGCAGGGGCATAAGTTGGGAATGGCAAATGATTTCTTCCTCCTGTTAATAGATTTGCTTGCTCCTGTTCTTGTTCCATTCGCTCTAATACAACTTGAGCTGCTTTCTCGTCCTCTTGCGTATATCTAAACGAAGCACTATCTCCTAAAACTCTTTGAGCAAACACTCTCGCTGATCGAATTGTTATCCAACGATTGAATGCTTCAGGGCATTCATCCCATGCCATCCCGAAAATTACATCACATAAAACTTCAGTAACCGTTGTCTCTAAAACATAAGTTCGATATTCCGTGTCATATAACCTTGTACCTCGATGTTGATAGCGACCAGCATAAAGATATGGATCTAGAGAAAGCTTTAAAACATTCGCTGGAATTTTTACCTCTCCATTTGAATCCTTGGAGAATGGAAAATCTCTTTCTGTGTTCCAGCTCCAACCTTTAATTTGACCTTCTTTATGAAACTCAAGAAGTGTTCTTTCAGCAATCCTCGCATCTGTGATTTGCTGATTTTCTAAGGTGTTAACAGGTTGCTCGCCAATATTCTCTAGCAAGATATTTACTGCATCCAGCAAGCCAGTTTTACCTGGAGTAACCGACTGATTTGCTAATCCCATTTCTCATCTACAAGGGCGTTGCATACATTGTATTAGTAAGCAAAAAAAAGAGCCAGCTTTCGCTGGCCCCTGCTTTGCAATCTCTCTTATTTAGATTACTAAGGAATAACAATTTTACAAGCTGACTCAGCTCGTAGAACTCCCATTCCGAGACTTTGACGTGCCACCATCAAATCAGCTTGGTGTACGACCCGCCATTCTTCACCCGTTAACTGCAAGGCTGGACTGAGAAGTGTTACAACTCCAACAGCTTCCTTGTTAAAGATTAAACCCTTACACTTACTCAAGTCCTGAGCGTAATCAGCGTTGTGATCACCCGCGACAAGGGAGTAGCTGGCTTGTGTTACATGGTTAGAACTTAGAATAGGAATTCCAGCGACACGCAATGTGCGGCCATCTGCAATGGTTCCAGCTCCACCGAAGTCAGCGTTGATAGCACGACTTGATTGTGAGATGAGGTAGTAATCCTCTGGAGTAAATACCGCGTACATGTCGTCGATACTTACGTCCTTCTCCTCAAAGCCAACACGAGCATCAAAGATCGCGTTAACTAGAGCATCACCTTTTGCCTGACGAGTAGCACCTGAAGCTGTGTAATCAGTTCCTAGTGTTAATCCTTGTCCAGTTCTTCCGCTGTTAGAAGATTTGTTTAAAGGCTCAGTAGAGTTACTTGCTGCTGCAAAGATTAATCTTGCAACACGCTTGTCATACTCAACCGCTAACGCACGACCTAACTCTTTTGTGTAGATCTGTCTAACGTCGAAATACGACATTAATTCGTCTACTGAATATATGGCGGCATCTGCAACCATCAACGCATCCAAACTGATTACACGCTCATTCAAATCGCTGGGATCGTTGATGGTGCCTGTAAGTTCGGTACCCGGCTGGTGGTAGGCCGCGCTCATTTTACCCGTGATTGGGAAGGCTACGCTCTTTCCACCACGAATGTTTCTTTCACGTGTTTTGCCTTTAAAAACCGTTGCGGTCATAAAAGCTTCTAACACCTCGGCAGAGCCGAGTTTGAGCATTAACGCTCTATCCGTATCCAAGCCAGTAGCACCAGCACCCCAAGTGGCGGCTGAGCCTTTAATCTGACCAATACGGCTGAGAGTAACAGCCATAATTAGCTAATTTTTTTTTAAAAAATACTTTTGGTTAGATCGCCCGTTCCTCCGCTACTCAGGTTATCCACCTTAATGGGCCTAGTGCTTTTGGTTGCGTTCTTACTTAAGGCTATCCCACG